AAATTGACACCAGCACAGAAACCTTTATTGGTCAAATGCGTTGGATGAAACCATTAAACCCTACCATCAATGTTGCGTCATTAACTGACTCTACAGATGGTACGAAAACTAGTTATGACACTGACTATAGCACATACATTAAAACTGTGCGTACACACGGTGCTGAAAAAGTTAACATGCAACAAATCGTAACACAACAAGACGGTTTGGCTAAAATTGGTCGTGATTTCGGTGAAACCCGTGCTCAAGACGAACACAATGCTATTCTTTCTATATTGAAAGGTGTTGCTATTTCAGAAGCATTGAATGGTGCTGCTACAGGTTCAGGCGCAACTGGTCTTGGTGGTCAAACATTCTCTAACGACCCTACAGATAAGAAATATGGTTTCTATGTAGATCTTGGCACTGAAAAGATTGTTACTGCTAATGGTGTTGCTCCTGGTGCTGTTACTAACTATGCATACCAAGGTGCTTCACGTGCTGAAGGTTTCTTAAATGCATTTGGTATGGCATTTAAAGATTATGAACCAGATTGGGCATACTTAGTTGTATCTCCTGAAACAATGGCTTCTTTCCGTTCAGCTAACTTTGTTGATGAAACAACTATCGTTGATGGTAACATTAACTTTAATACAATCTTTAATGGTAAATTCCGTCTAATTACTACACGTGCTGCGCAGTCGCTTTCTGCTGCTGAATTAACTGCGTTACGTACAGGCGCTGGCGCGGGTGCTACAACTACTTTTGCTGCTAACAAGAAAACTTCATTCATCGTATTGCCTGGTGCAATCGCTATGGAACAATTAATGGTTCCTGATTCAGTTGAAGTTTACCGTGATGCTAACAAATACAAAGGTGGCGGTACAACTTCTATCTGGAATCGTTGGGGTTATGTATTGGCACCTGCCGGTTATGATTGGAATGGCGCTAAAACAGCATTCCCATCTGATGCAAATTATATGGGTGTTATCGAAGGTGGCGTTACTAAAGGTCTTGTTGCAGCTACAGTTAATGGCGTGTCAATTCCAGGAATGACCACTATTGCTGACGCACGCGGTACATGGACACGTAAAACAGCCTCTGCATTATCATTAGGTATCTTACCTGTATTCCATTCTTAAGGAGTAAGTTATGGCACTCGTTAAAGGTGTGAATTCTTATGCTGATATGACAGAGGCCGGAGCTTATTTCGATAATAAACTAGATGTGGCAGCTTGGATTGATGCATCTGATACACAAAAAGACCAGGCACTTTGTACGGCCACTAGTCTTTTAGATGAATTCGAATGGATTGGGATTGCTACAAGTACTGCTCAAAATCTTGCTTTTCCTCGGAAGGATGCTGAATACTTTGATCCTAAATTCGGAGTACCTGTAATTCTTGTTACGGATGCAGTGCCCCAACGAATTATTAATGCAACATTTGAGCTGGCTTACCATTTATTAAATAATGATGGTCTAATGGATGATTCTGGTAGAGTCAAGACTCTGAATATTGGAGAGATTACTTTAAACACAATCATAGCTCCTAGTAAACTATCTAAGACTGTAAGAGCCTTAATTGCGCCTTTACTTCGTGGCGGCGGTAAGAACACGTGGTGGAGGGCTAATTAATGGCTTATAAATCTTTAATAGCTAAACAGTTAACATCTGCATTCAATATGAGTAAAGATTTAGCTATAGATGCCATATTTAGTAGACCCATTCTCCAAGAATTTGATTTCAGTACAGGTGAGCTTGAACCCACAACCATTGAATTGGTCACTGCTAAGGTGATACCTTCAAAGATTATGAAAGGCAAAGATGTCGAAACCATGAAGATATTAGTTAAGACACAAGATATAACAGATATAACGGTATTTACAGAAGTAAAGATTAATAATGTAGATTGGAGTATTATCTTAGATATTCACTCTAATAGCTATACATCTTTACTACAACTCAGTAGGACTCTCTGATGGGTAAATATGTAAACTTAGAACAAGATGTCTTTAGCGTATTCGCTTCAGCAGATTGGCTAAACGAAGATATCAAAACATTCCCGACAAATTATATAGCAGTGAACAGTGGTAACGAATTTATTCGTGTTTCTGTAATTCCCAGTGGAAAACCTATTAATAGAGATTCCCTCGCTGGTATACTGATAATTGATATTTTTATACCCGCAGGGGCCGGCACGAGACGTGCTATGGGTATCGCGGATACATTAGATAAATATCTCGTTGACAAGTCTAAACAGACAAGTACTGGTGTAACACAATTCGGAATAAGCAGTTTAGTTCATAATGGGCTTGATAAAGCTTTACTGAGTTTGCATCGAAGTACGTATACAATTGCTTTCAACTTCTACGGAAGTTCTACTTAAATTTTAAAGGAATTATAAAATGGCACATATTAGTTCAATCAGCAGCGCCATGTTCACAAATTTGTGCATGTCGACTCTGTCTGGTGCATCATTACCTGCGTTACCAATAGCAGACTCAACGGCTGTCCCTGGATTCGCTTCAGGTGCATTTGTCGAAGTTCGTAACATTAAAGAGTTTCCCGCAATTGGAACACCTGCGAATATCGTTAAAGTTCCTGAATATGGTTCAGACACCTCTTTCCAAATCCAAGGACAGGCAGATGCTCCACAAATGGAGATTACATTAAACTATGTACCTTCTGAGTGGGCAGGCAATACCTTGCTAGGTACAACTGCGAAGATTGGCTCAAAAACTCTCTACTTATTTAGATTTGCACTATTATCAAAAGCACCGACAACTATGGTAGATGGCTTTGGCGGTGTTCAAAACTCTTGCTACTATTTCTATGGCAAATTAGAAGCATTGGAAGTGACTCCTAGTTTAACTGACGCAATGACAGCTAAATTGACTATTTCAGTACAATCGTCAATTAATGGCGCATTTTCAAATTAAGGAGTGAACAAAAATGGCACATATTAAATCTTTAGGCGCGGCACGTTTCGCGGATCTTTCAATGTCGTTGCTTACAACGGCTACAGCAGCAGAAACAGGCTCTTTAGAAGTCACATACTCAGGTTTGGAAACAGTTATTTCTAAGTTTGCAACAACAACAACTGGTAGCGGTCTTAATGGATCTAATAATACTCCATTAGGACAAGCGTTAACAGACGTTGGCGTAGCAGCTGGTGCGGGTCAACTTTTATTTTCATCTGAAGTATCAGAAATCACAGCGGCGCCTGTAACCGCAACTTCTCCTAAATATATAAGAATTAGACATATTAAGGAATTCCCAACAATCGGTACACCTGCAAACATTGTTAAAGTTCCTAATTATGGTAAGAAAAACTCTATTCAAATCCAAGGTCAAGCAGACGCGCCGACAATGGAGCTTACATTAAACTATATCCCTGCGTTATGGGCAGATGGAAATGTATACTCAGGCACTGATGCTCTTAACTATAAAACATTCGCCAAAGTCGGTGACGGACGCGTATATATCTTTAGATTCACACTCTTAGATGCTAAGCCCGAAGGCTATGACGCTGAAGTCGATGCTTCAAATGATCAAGATTCTATTACTGGTGATGGCGCTACTATCGCACCATTTGGTACTATCGAAAATACAAGTTATTACTTCTTGGGTAAAATGGAAGCATTGGAAGTAACTCCTAGCTTAACTGACGCAATTACAGCTAAATTAACAATTGCTGTACAATCAGAAGTTTACGGCGCGTTTACTGTTAACGCTTAGTAAAACTTTCCTTTTATAGGAATGCGTAGCGACTGGCGCAATTAAAAACCCAAAGTCGCGCTTTTATTTTAAGGATAATCATGGCACAGGATAAACCATTTAGCTTAGAATATGTGATAGGTGTTACATCCAAGCACATGTTGAAGAGCATAGATATTAGTATAAATAAAACATTCGAGAGAACAAGAGACGAAGACTTATCACCAGATAAGGTTACAGAAGCTTTTAAAACACTCTCAATTTTACATCAAATGCGAGCGCAACTAGATGAACGCAAAATCAATCAATATAAAGAAGGAAATTAAAATGTCTGAATTAAAAGGTATCAAAAATTTAGTTGGTCAAAAAATGACCAAAACAGTTAAATTCTTAAACAGTGATATTAAGATTTCTAAACTTACTGTAGCAGAAGTTCTTGAAATCCAATCCAAAGCTGCTAACATCGAAAAAGATGACACAGCCGGTTTAGAACTCTTAAAGACTGTTATTCGTTCTGCCGTTGAAGGCGGAGCAGATCTTGATGATTCAGAATTTGATAATTTCCCTATGGATGAATTATCTAAATTGTCAAATGAAATTATGAAATATTCTGGATTAGGGCAATCGCAAGACGCGGGAAAGTCTGCTTAAGCGATAATGATCTACCAATATATGAAATAGCCTTTCATTTAAGGATGCCTGTCTATAAGTTAGTCGATGAGATGCCATATGATGAATTTCTTGGATGGCTCAACTATTTTGAACAAAGGCCCTTTGAATGGAGAGCTGACGATAGAGCGGCTAAGCTGATACAAGCACAGGGTGTCAAAGAAAAACCCTGGAATTTGTTTTCTTCAT